TTCTTATGCCACCTGCATCAATAACATATGTAGTACTATAATCATTTTCATCTCTAGTACAGCGTCCACACTGTTGAATAAATGTGGTAAACATTTTATTTGTATACCATTTATAATCGTTTTTTGACATCTCTTTTACTCTTACATCTCCTAAATCTGGCCATGGGCATTTAATAATAATACAAAATCGAGACACATCACCTTTTAAATCGACTCCAAAATTTAATGACGGGCTCGCTAAAACAGTAGGCCTAGAACTGTCGGAGTGTTCTGTTAATATGTCTATATTATCTTTATCACCTTTTATGCGGTATAATACTCTATCATTTTTCAATTGGTCTCTCAACTTCAATGTTAAAGCGTTTGACTGAGTATGTATTAACCCCTTTACATCCTTATGTTCTTCTAAAATTTCCTCCACACACTTAACGACCTTAGGAAAATATCTATCAATATTCTTTTTTGAAAGTTGAAACGTACCAAATATAATTGGAGAGAGGACTGGATCAAATGACGACGGTAGATCTATATATTTAAAATCTTGTTCTGCTACTCCGAGATTTCGCATGACGCGCCTATAATCAACAAATGTAGCAGACATAAAGAGAACCTTATCAGCGTATTTAAACAAGTGTTGAGCTAGCACGTCAATCTTTTTAGGTATTAATTGTATATATTTTTTATTATAAATAAAAGCTCTATTAATAATATATTCAGATTGTTGCCAGGTATCAACAACAAGAGACAAGTCTCCTTTTAAATCAGCAATAAATTTAAATTCTTTCTTTACAGCATCGCTAATTGTATCAGAATGCTTTTCAAGCATTCGAAGTACTTCAACATATCTCCCTTCTAATTCACTCTGTAATTTAATTAAATTATTATGAAACCGTTTCCTGTTAGATGAATACAACAAACTGAAACTATACTTGTTTAGTTTATTCAAATCAATACTACAACTAAACCGACTAACTATTATATTTTCTAATTCAGAAGCCTCATCACATACAATAAGCTGTCTATATTTTAAATGATCAGGTTTGTGAAAAAAGCTTGAATAGCTCTCTACACTTATCTTTGCGGTAATAGATTTATTTTTAGCTTCATAATAATCACATCTATTACAATCCCAACACTCTCTCTTTAACTTAGAACTAAAAATACACGGAGCTGTGTCGGCAAAACTTCGGTCGTCTAAATTACAAATATACGAACTCTTACCTTTAAGAGGCTTTATATCTTCAAAATCTCTAGTATACTGATCCTGTAGTGCTTTTGTTGTTGTTAATATCGACGTACCGTAATTTTTATTTACAAAATCATCTGCATATTCATAAACTAATTTACCATTATCCCAAGAAGTCTCAAATGCTCTATAATCAGAAACTATCTTTGATAGTCTAGATGGTAGTTTTTGTAATCCGTTTGCTATTGTTTTTGCAATAAAACTCTTTCCACAACCAGTAGGGCCTTGCATAACAACAAACTTATTCTCCTTAAACGCGTCAAGTATATTAGGTATAGCATATCGCTGACTTGAAGACGGAACATATCCTTTCGGGAAGTTTTTAAGACCCATTTATATATTATAGTATCTCTATAGAGAGAAGCAAGTCATGATATTTATTGCGTTTGTTTTTGATTAATCGATTAATGCGCGCTTTCCATATAATATCATCTTGGTGTATATGATGTAAGGTATAATCAAAATAAATAATTTTTTTTGCTTTATTAGTAATGACATCAAATGGATATAATAATTCTATTTTTTTATTATTAGATAAAAATAAGCGTATATTAAAATCTTTAATATCATATAACAATACCTGACCAACTCCTAATGTTCTCTTCTTCGAAGTAACTTTTACATTATTAAGTAAAAGAGATTTTAAAGTGTTGTCTACTAAATCATATGTCATGTATTCATAAAGTCCATTTTTTCTCCAACAGACATTGGAGCGATTTTCTCATTTAAATATACCCAAAACGACTCATCAGATTCTAACGTACTAATTAAATCAACGGTATCACAATTTATGGTTCTATAATCTTGCATTAAAACATCCCACACTATAATTAAATTTTCTTGATTAGGGTTATACTTAGGAGCCTGCCTGGGAGGAACATAATTTAAAACAGTTCTACCTTCAACAGAGTTTAAAAGTTGTGCGTTATTTGTGCATAGCATTCTTCGGGTAGTAGGTCGGCCAGGCTTAGGATTACGTCTGGCAAACTTAACCTCACATACCTTGTCTAATAATATAGCTTTAAGATTTGCTAGACTGGTTATCATCGTCTTCTAGGTCTTGACAAATTCCGAAAAAGCGTTGCTCGCTCAAAAAAATACAATTTCTTAGAGAGCGATCATATCCAATTACTCTCAAATTATCAACCTTAATACCTTTATCGTCTGGAAAGCAGACGACATCACCGATATTAGTTTCTTTGCAATTTGATCCAACTAATATAACTCGCGCTAAACGCCATGTACGACGCACTTGAGCTAATGGTATATGTATACCGTTCCGTATTACAGAGTGACCATCCTCAGATAAATCTACGTATTGAGCTAAAACAATATCGTCCATGACTGATCTTAATTTATACCCTTGAAGGCTAAATGTATCAGTGTCTTGATATGTATCTAAATCAATTAAACTCCGCTTTACTGTATGATCAAAAGCATCTCGCTGACCGTCGGTTAATTCTAACTCATCTAAAGCCTCGTTATATTTTTTTTCAATTTTTTTCTCGTTCATACTTTTTAATATTTATCTCAAATGTTTCTGAATACAAATCCACCTCACGTTGTGACAGTTCATATTGCTTACAAACATTTTCGTATATCTTTTTATCTTTTTTTATTTTTTTAGTATAATTAATATATTTTCTTTTTGTCTTTGGAATTAATGCATGTAAGAAATTATAATGATCAACGTTTATACTAAAAATCGAGCCGTACATATTAACACTATTGTTTATTGCTGGTACAAATTGTTTATCTGCAAAAGTCACATACCTATTAACAATATAAGAAGAATATAACTGCGCTGACGCAAGATCTATATCAATTTTATCCTTTTCAAATAAAATATTAGTTACAAAATCAAAAAAATTATTCGCTTGCTTCATAATATAAACAGTTTAAGTTTGTTAATCAACTTTTAGTAAAGTTTTGCAAAAAAATTTTGACACGAGGCACGAACTATAAAAAGATTATTCCAAAACCGCCAAATAGGAAAAACTCCCCGGTTTTGCAAAAAAAATTTAGACATCGAACCTAAACTCATATAGTTAGTTTTGTTGTCGCAATAAACGCGTCATCCGTCATGGAATAGTACAAATCCACCACAATTTTCATGAATTCCTCCACTTGTTCGTCGGTTAAATTAGTGGAATACGCAAAAGAAGGTGCATTCCGACCGGCTGTAACGTTAATTGCAGTATGACCGATAGCAACATTGTCTTTTGAGTAGGTTATACTCACACTACACTTGCCTTTCGGCTGAATAATACCGTGCTGTTCAAATTCTTTATGTACGATCAAATCATCTCCGTCTACTTCAATAGGAGCTTGGAGATACTTCGTTGACAACAAGTTCGCAATTTGTGTATTAAGCAATCTTTGAAAGAAAACAGCACCAAGAGGACATAAATTAGGAAGCTCCCAGCAAAAATTAACAGCATCGTCAGAATAAATGAAATCGTTGTTAAGAAGATCTTCATTATCAATCATCCCCTCCGTTTCTACCTTCATCGGCGCCCGGAACGCAATAATATTTCCAATCGGGAGAGTTTTCTTCCGAAAATATTTATACGCGAACCGATTGTGAATTAAGTTCCCATCATAAAGATCGATATCTTTTAAAATCATGTTAAATATTATAACATAAGCCTCAAAAAAATCAATATGAAAATTTATTTGTTTACTTTAATTTGTTTAGATGAAGATGAATATCCGGATTTAATTTTTTACGAGCATTTTATTAAACATTACGAAAATGTAGGTATTAATGTTAAACATTTTCATATCATCCCGTGCGGGACTGGAACACATAAACAAAATTTTAATATATTTAAAAAAATAAACCGTAAGTATGGAATTAGGAATTTAAATCTCGTAAACAAGCAACACGACATGATAGAATGTTTTAATATTTTTGATACATGGCGGAGCGGTATAGATAAAAACAATTGGATTGTTAAATGCGACCCAGATGAATTATATGACTATGGACATTTTAATGGCATATATGATTGTGCGAACTATTTATTAAAAAATAAATTTACGGCTATAAGAGGGGAAATGTTAGATTGTGTCGATGCTGATAGAATATTAAAAGAAGTTATACCTGATGAAGATATCTTTTCGCAGTTTCCGTTACGATCAAAAATCACATTACATATGTTACATCAAAATCATTATAAAATTTTAATGGCGAGACCCTATATAGAACTAATATGGGGGC